CTTTTAGCCTAAGTTAGCTATTACCTATGACGCCCAAGATTTTCCGGACCGGGTCTCTCACCGTTCCTCAATGGGGGCAAACCATATCGCTTGCCACAGAGTCTGTTATTGTGTTATGCCTATTTACTGCTATTTTGGGGAAATTTGGGGAGGAGTGGTGATACGTTTCATTTTTGATTCTTCAATTGTTTCTGGTGTTGGTGCAAATTTAACAGCACTTACATGGCCATTATAATACTTCCTTACTCCAGAAGCAAGTCTTTCTCGCATTACATTTTCCATAATCTGTATTTCAACTTCACGATAATGTAATGTGCCCTTACTGGCATGTAACGATTCAATATCAAATTGATAGTTGCTCATGCCCGACTGCTCAATGGATTTATTAAGCTCAACGCTGGATCCACGGTATTTTTTCCAATCAGACTCTTTTTTGTAATGCTTTCTATTCTTTTTTCCAACAACTTTTTTTGTTCTGTTTGAGAAAAATTGTTTTTTTCCGATGTATTGCCGTCCAGTATTGAGTTCAGTAATCCTGTAGATAAACCCAAACCAATCTGCGATGTCAAATTCATGCGGAAAATTCCAATGTCCTAACTCCATACTGATACTTAGCTATCATTTGCAAATATGTAATTATTATCTTACTTAACATAATTGTACCTCACGTTGCCATTGATTAGTAAAGCTGGTCTTATTTTTATCACTAGAACACGCAGATTTACACGTAGGGTCTGGAGAACTAGTACGCCAGGTTAATTTTATAGTTTTTAAATCATCTATAACAAAGTCTTTCTGTCTACTACCTAACCAGCAACATGCACTTACCCGTCCTTGAGCATCTATATACATGCTTTTTTCTTGTTGAGCATGACATTGTATTGGCCCGGCGTTGATAACAGATTCTTGCCAACCTGTGGGAAACTCGAGTCGATCAGTAAATGCACGTTTACTGACCTTGGCTCTAAACCATTTAAATCCCATATCACGCGCCAACTGTTCGGCAGCATCTACTTGATGTTGGTTGTGTTTATAAACCAACATATCCCAATGTGCTGATCCACCGGCAGCTATAAATGCCTCGGCATTGCTCATTAATTTTTCCCAATTAACATTTTTTCTATAAACATGATTAGTACTTTCTAACCCATCGATGCTAAACACACAATAATCTAGCGGCCGATTAAATAATTTTCCTAATTCATTCCACCAAAATGTTGACTGGATAGCACCATTTGTATTCATCCCTAACGTGATGTTGGGATTGATTTTTCTAAAATAATTATAGATATCCATGGTATAATAACCCGCAGCTGGATCTCCATAATTACCACACATAAACATCTTAACCAACTTGGAAAGCACACGGTCTGAAAAATGATGCTGTATGTGTTCAATTCGCAGATGATGCTTGGTATGTTTATTAAAGTTTGTGTCAAGCTCTCTTGCACATAGTGGGCATGCGGCCTGGCATACATCTGTTGGTTCGATGTGTAAAACTTGTAATCTACGCAATTTCCACATCCGTACTGTAGTGTGTGTATCCACCTTCTTTTATTACTTTTAATGTATTATCAACACGATTTACCAGGTCATCTTTGTGACTCACAAGCCAAATGCTCTTTTGACGCTCTCGCGACATTCGCTTTAATATCGCAAGGGCGCCCTCGGTACCTTGTGAATCAAGACCGTTATCTAGTAATTCATCCACAAAGAGAACATTAATTGGCTGATATAACGACTCAAATACATCACGGAAAGATAATGATAGTGAAAGTACAAGCCGGGTCATTTCTCCTCTAGAAAGATTATAAAAATCCAGTTCGCGACCCAATTCTTCAATCTGCACAGTAAGATCGTTTTGGAATACCACAGTGTGTGGCAAACCAATGCGCTCAAGATAATGTGTGAGTCTGGCATTTAGATAGCTGAGATTCTGTTCAATAATCTTCTTCCGGATAAAACTATCCTTGCTGGTCAACAACTTGAGCAAGAATTCTTGATGCTCTTGCAGCCGGGTTAGTTCGTTCACAACATCATATGTGACTGATTGCAAAGCATGGCCTTGCATTTCAACAATCTGATCACCATACGGATCAATGTCAGTTGCACGCCGATCTAAATCCTTACGTAAGGCATCAACACTGTTGCGATGATTAAGAGCCAGCTCGAGCGTATCATAAAATACTTTAGGGGCTTTACCCAGTTGACCCAATGCAGCTAGGGTTTTCTCTAAATCGTCTCTAATCACACCATCAACCACTTCTGACGTCAGCGCCTCTTCCAATGCTGTTTGTTTCTCTCGCCGAATTTCATCCTGTTTATCATCGTGTAATTCATGCCCACACGCATAGCAAGTGTGCTTGTCAAGAGCTTCTATATCCTTTTGTAGCCTATCAATCAGTTTTGTTTGTTTGTTAATCGCCGCTGCGGCAATCTGTAAAGACTTAGTAATATCAGCAACAGATTTTTGTTTTAAATTGTATGCTTCAAGATCTCTGTGTGCCTGTATCTCATCATCAATTTCGATATGTTCAAGATCTGTCACTGCTTGCTGCAACCGTACAACGTCTGCATCACGTGTGGCAGTCCATAACTTTTGACGTTTGCGTAAGCTTTCGATTTGCTCTTCGATACGTTTATTGGCCTCTATAACGGCTCGGATACGGAATTCTTCTTGTGTAATTGCATCTTTTGTAGTCTTGTTGAGCCCCTTAACACGTTCCGCACGTTCACTAAGTACCGTTATACCCAGCAGTTGTTCAATAATGGTGCGTTGATCTTGTGCTTTAAGACTAAGGAACGGTTCGGTGTATGTGTTTAAGGCCAAGATATGCTTAAACATGTCATGACTCATGCCAAGCGTAGATTCTATAGCGTCTTGTGTTTCTCGGCTATCGCCTTGACTATCATCTGCAGCTTCTTGTTCGTGATTGTTAACATAGAATTTTAAGATATTTGGTTTACGACCGCGCTCAATGCGATATTCTTGGCCACCTACCGAAAAATCTAAACTAACCAACATATTTTTTGCATTGGTTTTATTTACAAGATTATCTTTACGAATATTGCTAAGTGCTTGCCCATATAGAGAATAACTTAATGCATTGATAATTGTAGTTTTGCCTGTGCCATTCCTAGAACCATCACCGCCAAGGTCTAGATTTTCGCCCAATACTAACGTAAGATCTGATCGATCAAAGTCAATAGCTTGTGTGGCATTGCCTACACTCATAAAGTTTTTTACAGTAAGATTGCGTATTTGTATCATTTATATTCTAGCACATGTAATATAAAACTAATTCGACACCTATCGGGCTGCGTAATAGGTGATATACTATGGGTACAGTTTTCTGTAATTAGCAATTGTCCTGGAACAATTGGTATGGTTGTATATACTGTATTATCACTAGAGTATAGCACAAAATCTCCTCCCCAGCAAGTGTCCCAGGTATCATTTAAATTACAAAGAACTGTAATGGTACGCAAAAACTTATCGGTATCTCCGCCGCGTGACCACGGATCTTTGTCGCGATGCTTGGGTGTTCCAGTACATAGCGGCGGGGTAATTTTTAAATCTATCCAATGTACATAATGATTTGGCAACAACTTGGCTATTTTAGCATATAATATTTCCCAATCCGGTTCCGATGAATCTAACCATCTTGCAGCCGCCCAATCACCATCCCAGTTATAGTGTCGATACAAATCTTTCGAAAAATATTTTATATCCGTAACAGATGGCCCCATAGTCCAACGCCCGGGCAATAATTTTTGATATACATCTATCTCATCGGGAGATAAAAACTTGTCATCTTGAACTAATATATTAGGATTCATAGTTATCCTTTAATAAATTTTTAATTTGTTGCGTATTATCAAACCATGCAGAAAAATCATTGGCCGGAATTTCGTAATTATAGTTAAGCCAAATGAAATAATTAACTACAGCTTGTGTCCATAACGATAATCCACTAACATCCATGGGAATATCCTGTTTTAAGGATTTAATAATATTTTGTGCAGTAATTACAGGCTGTATGTATTCCATATTGCTTATTGTCCAACTATCCCATAGTGAAGAAAAATCATTCATAACTATGCCAAATTGTGTTAATCGTTGCCGGAATATTTGATACTCAAGCATATCTTCAATCATAAGAGTATGGTTATTATTTGGTTTCCATCGATCTCTAAGATAATGATCTTTAAGATATAAGAAATATTTTTCTCTAATAGCCCAATCTTCATTACTGTCCCACTTAGACTTTTCTGGATATATTGTTTCTTCGAAATTTAATTGTTGTGCTTTAATTACCATAGTTTTTGCTACAATAGGCCAAGAAAAATCAGAATAACATATTTTGATGGTTTGACTATCCGGGAATATATTTTTAAATATGTCTGTTTCGTTGTTACTACCATTATCAATTAAGACTGAATAATTCTTATATTGATCAAAATCAAATTGATATTTTTTTGGATCATGAAAATATTTCGGTGTTGCTAATTTAAAATTATGAAAATTCCCATTTTCACTAGGCTGTGCATCGGTAGCTGTTGTTTTATGGAAATTTTTTCCATGTAATGTTAGCACCGCATTAACGAAATAGCCAAATCCACCACTTGGATACCAAATGCAATAAATCATAGATTTTGATATATCTTCAGCAACAATTTTGGATCATAAAATTCACTGTCAATATTAGTTAGTTGATCTGTCACAATCTGATCAACACTTTCAAACTTTACTTCGCCTGGGGCCATATCTGTATCTACCGAAGTATTCTTGCTCGGCATCAGGGCCATATCTCTAAGTTGATAATCTTTTATGAAAGTTTCTTTTATAAAATTAGCTTCTTCGTAACTGATATCAATATCAAGTTCAATCCGGACATGCATATTTGGTGCTAATAATTTGGGTGCTTGGTCAATTACCGAACTTAACTTTAACACACGATAAAGTGGTTGTCCCGGCCAAGAATGATATACGGGTGTTTTGCCCCAATCCAATATCATCATGCCACGTGCATCATCCCCGGCATCGGCAAAGTTATGCGGAAAGCAATTGCCAATATAGTTAATGTTGCGCTGTTTCTGTCGTAAATGGAAATGACCGGAGAATACTTCATCAACCCCACCGAAGTGTTCAGCCTGTATCTCACCATGATCCGGCATATCCACCATGGCATTCATCTTAAAATGTGGCAGTTCAAAATGCCCAAATACATATTTGGCACTGAGCTTGGATATCTTCTTATGATCATCCCCAACCAGCCATGGAGCAATAATCACATCACCATCCTTGAACCAGTCGTTTACGATATGGATGTTGGGTATGTGCTTTGCCCACTCAGCACCATGAATATCCCGACGATCACGATAATACAAATCATGATTGCCAGGAATAAAATAGAATCTATCAAATGCAGCACTGAGTTTCTCCAACGCTCGGACAGAGAATTGCAAAGTTTGCAAGTTTATGGATGCACGATGATTGTGCCAGTCTCCGGTAAACATGCCAGTTTCACAACCCTGTTCTTTGGCGGTGGCAATAAACCAATCAACAAACAAATCACAATCTGTATTATGTTGCAGACTGTTATTTTTCAGACCTAAGTGCAGGTCCGTGCAGACTGCAACTTTTTTAAATAAATTACTCATCCGTCAATTATACATTATACATCAAGCAAGAGCAAATTTATTTTTGCCATATCAAATCTCCCTGAAAGATTCGGCAGTATGATCAATGACAGTGACCGGCATTATCTCACGCGCTCGTTTTCCGGAATTCTGCCTTGTCCAGCTAGGATCAAGCCCATTCATTTCTAAAATATCATCTCGGATATTTTGATTCTTCTTTTCTAAATTTAAGATTCGAGTAAATGAATTTGTTATAGCCGCTGTATAGTATGCGAACGGATTTTGGCTACGACTTTCATCAAACTGTAGTCCAATCTGGCTAAGCTGGAGCAGGGCCTGACCGCGCATTTCTTCGTTGTAGGTATAGCCGCGCCAATTGCTTCTTGTGCCATATCGTTCGCACAGCTTGAGGAACATGGTAGCAAGTTTGCGAGTCATCGCACCATGCTCTTTGCTGAACTCGCCAGTTTCAAAGTCACCACGCCAATGGCTCTTACCCACTTGGAACGGAAGTTTATCGGCATCAAGCCTATAGTGATAAAATGGTGGGAAGTTTAATCGCATGCGGGTATCATCTAGTACTGGAATATCCAACAGCTCATCCACAGGATTTTCATCAGCGGCATCAAACTCAAGGATATCTTCAATTTTTTGTTTCTTAAGCTGACTTTTGGGAATTTTCTTAACTGCCATGGGTATGTGTTCCCAACAAGTAACGCGAAATACCAGTTCTGTGTGCTGGATCTTCTTTGGATTAATAACTTGCCCTGTTTCACGCTTGATACGATCCGCACGATTGCGCCTGGCTTCAGCCACAGAACGCACATTGATCTTGCTTAAACTAGGAAGTATGATATCGTATTGATGATCATTTACCGGATCTAAATAGGTGCAATAGTTGTTTTTACTTAGATGTATTTCTTTAAGAATATCGCGATTATTTAGATAATTTACTCTGGGTGAGGTGCGCGGTAATGCTGTGGCCACTGTGAATCTCCTTGTTAAGTTATTGATTATAACAGATTTTTTATACTTGTCAACCAGTTTCTTTAAAACCAAGGTATTTATTTCGATTAAATACATACATGCAAACTGAACTCGACACAGCACCCCCCATAGCACCACCAATTACTAAACCCACAGTTAAAAACAAAACTGTGTTAATTGATGGCATGCGTATGACTGTATTAAATGTACCAAAAGGATTGCGAGTAAAAATAAAACCCATGCCAGTTCAGCGTATGTTAATTCTGGGCAAAGGGTGTATGATATTAGAAAATAATGGTAAGAGTGTAAGATATATAGCGCCTGCTCACGTTGTACTTGATGCAAATTATTATTATACTGCAATCACGCTAGAAGATACTGTAATTTATGAATCAATGGCAACCACAGAAACTAGCATTGCAAAATTAGATAAATCGCCTGGCGAACAGGTAATTGAATTCTTGCCGGAACATTTCTTCAGCGAAGGCGTATATGCTAGAAAATGGGAAATTCCAGCAAACACCCAAGTTCCTACACACAAACATGTTTATGATCATATGAGCATATTGGCCAAAGGACATGTTACAGTAACAGCAGATGGAAATACTGTAGAATATACTGCTCCGGCTGTGCTTGATATAAAGAAAAATATGGAGCAT